GATCTTGTAGCACAAATTAAACGTAAATTACCTGGTGATGTAAACACAGCCGCTGCATTAGCAACGCTGTTGAGCACAAAAGCAGAAAGTGTTGTAGGTAGTTTCAACGGAGCATTTGCAAAAAGCAGAGCAAAGCGTCAGAAGATTGAACGTTTTGAATATGCTGGTGGATTGATGGCAACGTCAAGACCATTTTGTAGAAGTATGTTGGGATTACAAATGACTGAAGAAGAAATACAGAACATCTGGAATGGTGAAAGCTGGGCAGGAAAAGAGCCTGGTGATCCATTTGTAGTTAGAGGCGGATACAACTGCCAACACTATTGGGTGCCTGTTGAAAACTTTGAAGAAGAGTAAAAGGATAAATAAACATATATAGAGATATATAAGTTTTGTGCATTTTGCACACAGCCCTAACTTAAAAAAGGAATATTGACATGACAATTGAAACTCATGGCGTGGAAACACAAACTGAAACTGTAGACACTGGGGATACAGGAACAGGCCAAAATATAGAATCCCAGGTTGAAGCTAGTAAGACGTTTACTCAAGAAGAAGTAAATGAATTAATTGGCAAACGTGTTGCCCAAGTTAACAAGAAGTTTGAAAATGTTGACGTGGAAGAATACAAAGCACTCAGAGGCTTGAAAGAGCAGATTGAGGAAGAGACACTGATTAAGAAGGAAGACTTTAATGGTGTTCTTAAGAAGCAGAAAGAAAAGTCAGAAGGAGAAATCCACAGACTACGTTCTGAACTTGAGAGTATTAAAATTGATGGTGCATTAATTGATGCGGCAAGCAAAGCAAAGTCAGTAGCTCCTGATCACGTAGCTCAACTATTGAGAAGAAATATTAAACTAAGTGAAGACGGACAAGTAATTGTTACGGATTCAGAAGGTAAACAACGCTACACGGATTCAGCTGATCCTATGAGTGTTCACCATTTAGTTGAAGAGTTCTTATCAAGTAACCAGTATTTTAAGAGTGCAGGCCCTAGTGGTGCAGGCTCTCAGGGTAATACTAATAACGCTGATCAAAAAGATTTTGATCTAGCACAACTTGACTTAAACAAGCCTGAGCATAGAGAAATCTATAAAAAGATGAAGGCTCAAGGTAAAGTTTAATTTTATAATATATAAAGGAAAATAATATTATGGCAAACTCACAATATGGATCAGGTCTAGCAGGCTCAACACCTAGCTTAGACGCAATGGTGGTCCCGGTTCAAGCAGCAACCGTATTTGCAGCACAAGAGAATTCATTATACCTTCCAGGTATCTTAATTCCATCAGTAAACGTTCCAGCAGGATCAGCCTCAGCACAAGTGGCAGTTTTAGGTTCAGTAACAGCGGCTTCAATTGATACAGAAGCAACACCTGGTGCAGACTTTGACAGCGTAATTCCATCAGACACAAAGAAAACTATTCAACTAGATCTTCTAGCAGCAAGAACAGTTTTACGTGACTTAGGTGGCATTGACACTAATGACATGGGTAGAGTCATGGGTAACGCAATTGCATCTAAAGTAGACGCATTAGTATCAGCACAACTTGGTCTATTAACAGCCCAAGAAGCAACAACTAATCTATTAGATGAGTTGTATGAAGCAATTGGAACAATCCGTGCCGCAGGTGAAACAGGTCCACTTAATTGTGTAGTTTCAGCAGCAGCATACCAAGGCTTTATGACAGTAATTGGTAGTTCAGCATTTGCTGGCGGTGAAACACAAAACGCAGCAATGCGTTCAGGCTTCATTGGCATGATTGCAGGCGTTCCATGTTATGTATCTTCACACTTGAATGATACTAACACATCATTGACAAATGTTAAATTTGCAGTGTTCTCTGGAGACGCTCTACGCATGGCTATGCAAGGTGGAGTTAATGTTGAAGTTGAAAGACGTGCAGCAGCAGTTGGTAATGATATTGTTGCTTCAGCAGCATTTGGTGTTGACGTTATTGACGCAACACGTGGTGTAGTTGTTCAAGACGCAGCATAATACAGCTTAAAGCAAACTGGAGCAGGCAACTGCTTCAGTTATTTTACAGGAGATAGAAAATGGCATTTGCTACAAATACAAATTTAGAAGAATACGCTCCAGAAGTGTTTCAACAAGGAGTTGATGATTGGACAGAAGAACTGCTCAAAGCACAGACTGATGTTATCAATTTAATTCAATTCAAATGGTGGAACAAGTTCTATAGCAGAAGTGAATTTGACAGTAGTAAATTAGTTGAAGCACAGTGGACTAAAGCTACAGTATATCAAGCCTTATACGCTTATATTCTGCCAAGATTATCTACATTCCGTCCAGAAGGGGACCCATACAGAGAGCAATTATCTTTTTACAAAGACCGCTTTCAGGAAGAATGGGAACTTCAATTTGGTGTAGGAATAAAATATGACTTTGAAAATGATGGAAGCATTGATAACAGTGATATCAAGCAAGTAAGTCAAACTAGGTTGTATAGATAATGGCACGCAGAGAAGATATATTAGTAGAAATAGTTGAGCGTCTAAAGGCGCAACGCAGTGTGAAACTTGGTGTAGTTCAAAGAGATCCAATTGTGATTGAAGAACTTGCCGCAACTGCCTTTCCTGCTGTTTACATTGAGACCACAGATGAGGACATTGAAGATATTACTATGTCAATGGGTGCATCAGGGTTGATACGTAAAGGGTTAATGGAAGTCAGCATTGTGCTAGTAGTGGGTGGAAGAGAACGTGATACGCAAAGAAATATTGCCGTAGAAGCTATTGAAAACACACTAATGGCAGATAGAAGTTTAGACTCAACTGTAGAAGACATTAGGCTCACGAGAGTTGAAACTATCACAACGGGTGAAAGTGCCCCTTTTGCAAGTTGTGGGATGATATTCACTGTAGAATATTGTTACCAATTAAATAATACATAAAGGAGATATTACATGGCATGTATATCAGGAAAAAATGGTGCTTTATCAGTTGATGACGGAGTTAGTAACATAGCTCAGTTAACTGCTTGGACTATTACACAAAACGCAGAAACAATTGAAGCATCTTACATGGGTGTTGATTGGAAATGCATCAAACCGGGAATGTCAAGTTGGGAAGGAACAGCGGAAGCTATCTTTGACACAACTGAAACATACCCAACTATTGGCGCAGAAGTAGTTCTTATTGCATATGAAATTGAAGACACTATTACCTATTCAGGTAATGCAATTGTTACTTCAATTGAAACATCAGTTGGTGTTGAAGATATGATCACAGCATCATTATCATTCACTGGTGACGGCGCACTTGTAACTGCGGCATAAGAACGGGAGGACAAGTTAATGGCTAACACACAAGCAGGAATTAAAAAAGAACTGTATGCAGAACTATCCAAAGACTTGTCCACTTTTTCACGTGACTTAGTTGCAAATTTACGTGCTACCACCCCAATTGATACAGGTAGAGCACGCAAGGGTTGGCAAAATGTTTTCCGTGGAATGAACGGAAGAAAGATTGCACCTTTGGCAAAGAACACAGTCCCATACATTGGAGTATTGGACTCAGATAAAACAAGTAGACAAGCACCCAACGGGATAGTTGAGGTTGCCCTACGTAACACAACAAGGAAAAAATAATTATGAGCGTATTAAACAAAGCAAAAGGTCACTTTAGAGACCAACTAGCAGGAGACCTAAACAGCATTGAAGTTCCTGAATGGGAAACAACAGTGTTTTTTAAGAACGTATCAACGTTTGCACAAGAACAAAAGATTCTTGAATTGCACGCAAAAGGTGAATTAGTTGCAGCATTAGTAGAAACATTGATCCAAAAAGCATTAGATAAAGATGGTAAGAAACTATTCAAGCAAGCAGACAAAGATGTGCTGATGCGTGAAGTTGATCCTAATATCATTATCCGTATTTGCACAGAATTAAATGCAGCCAAGGATGAGGCGTCTAAAACTCTGGGAAACTAACAGAGGATCTAGATACACTCTTGCTCTTTAAGATTGCTGGAGAGATAGGACAAAGTGTAGAATGGATCCTGCACAATGTAAGCACACTAGAGTTGCAGGGTTGGGC